ATACGTTGTTAGCAGCAGCCACAGGCCCAAGCACTACCGCGTATACCGTAGCCGTGGAGCAGTTAACGGATGTATTGATGAAGTTCAGAGATACGGACTTTATGCCTTCGTACATCGTGATGAACAACGCCACGTTTGCGACTTTGGCGCTGACTAAGCCTGTGGACTATTCGACTCCGTTCATCTTTGGATATAATCCGGTAACGCGACTAGTAGAAATTGACGGCGTTCCGGTGATCCGCGCTTCGTGGGCCACTACTGGCAAAGCCTTGATCTTCGACGCGGATTACGTAGAGCGCGTAGAAGTAGTAGGCATGAATTTGCGTTTCTCGGATCAGAACAAAGACAACTTTGAGAAAAACTTGATTACCGCTCGTTTGGAGTGCCAAGAGGAAATGAACATCCTGTTAACTGGCTCGGCTTCGGACGTAGACTTAACGGTAACGACCTAGTTTTTAAGGTTCATTGTATAATAAAAGGCCTTGCAGAAATGCAGGGCCTTTTTGTAACCTTTAGTTAAGTTTTTCGTATAAGCAGTTAATGAAAATCCACTACATCACTCCGTTTGCCCTGGACAAGAACATCGGCAAAGAATACAACGCGCGCATATCGGAACTTCCCGACGATGCCTGGATATGCCTCAGAGATCAGGACACGTTGCCCTTAAGTCCGTATTTCGGGGCAAGGGTAGCTGAACTGATTGAAAACAGAGGGTGCTATTCATTGATCGGCTGCATGACGAATCGGTTGAGAAGCTCGCATCAATTGCACGGTAGACTGTTTTCAGAGAACACCGATATTAAGTACCACATGGACATCTCCGAAGAACGCTGGATGAACTTTCATACGAAGATCGTACCCGCGCAAAGCATAGCGGGCATGTTCATGCTCTTTCCTAAGAGTTTATTCAATGAAGTTCAGTTTAAAGAAAACAGCCTTAGGTTTGACGTTCAGTTCTGCATCGACGCGGCGGATAAAGGCTATAAAATCGGCATCGCACAAGGGGTGTACCTGTTTCATATGTACCGACTAGGCAGTCCGAACCCGTATAACGACATTAAGCATTTATTGTAACTTATAGTTATATTTAACGTATAAATAATTACATGACTAAAACAATAGTAGCCATCATCGTTTACAACCGATATGAGAATCTAAAACGATGGTTGGAATGTTGGGCGCAATGCGACCAGTCCGATGCGGAATTGGTAGTGGTACATAACCACGATAAGAAGGTCGACCGACTTAAGTTTGAAAAGCTTTGTGTGAGCCACAAGATCAAATACATTCCACGTCAAAACGTAGGTATGGATATAGGAGCCTTCAAAGACGTGTGCGAAAACCGTCTTAACGGCAAATTCCCCGATTACGATAATCTACTTTGGATTACAGACGACACGATTCCTATGTCAAAAGATTTTGTTAGTCGGTTTACTTCAAAGCTGTCTAACAATGTAGCTATTACGTGCATGGAGATTGCCGAAGAGAAAAAAGCGCCTCGACACGTTCGAACGACTGGATTTTGCATCACTAAACCAACCGCATCAAAACTTAAATTCCCCGATCAAATCACCAATAAGGAGCATTGTTATTTCTTTGAACATAGAGGTGGGGATAAAACCCTGTTAAGGCAAATAGAGTTAATGGGGTTAGATTGTGAGATGATTGATGAACTAAGATTATCCCCTCTATGGGACACTGGCAACAGGGCTCATTTAAACCGATGGGAAGAGCATAAACAAGCGTTACACGTAACAGTATTAACAAAAGGCAGCGAATCAAATACCGTTACGATTACGAATCCTAAAGACAAAGTACTGTTCATTTGCCCCGTTTATAATACCTACCCCGAAATACTTTCTTCTTTACTCTGCCAGACGCATCAAAATTGGGAATTAAGGCTCATCCATGACGGTCCGAACACAACGGGCTTAAAAGAGCTGATTGATACGATTAACGACAAACGCATTACCTACATCGAAAACAAAGAACGCTTTGCCAATTGGGGACACAAGATAAGACAAGACGAACTAAAAAGACTAAATGAATCGGACGCTGATTTTGTGGTCGTTACGAATGCGGATAATCATCACGTTCCGACGTATTGTGAATACATGCTTAAAGGCTTTGATTCTAAGTATGTGGCTGTGTATTGCTCTGATATGGTGCATAGCTACAAAGCTTGGCAAGTAATCCCCTGTAAGCTTCAATTGGGCTATCTGGATTGTGCAGGGGTAATGGTACGAAAGGAAGTGGCGCAGGAAATCGGATGGAGGGATATTGTTTCTCATTCCTCTGACTGGGGCTACTTTTCTGACATAATCAAGAAATACGGAGCGCATAAATTTCAAGTTGTTAAAGGTTGTTTGCTCATACATAACTAACTATGAAGATACTTTTATTTGGGGGCAGCGGATGCCTCGGTACTGAATTACGATTGATTGACAATACGCTCTTAGCGCCTAAACGATCAGAGGTTGATATTAATAACTGTCGCGACTATATCTTAACCCACAATCCGGATATTATCATCAATGCGGCGGCTGAAACGGATAATCGAAAGGTAGAGAAGCTACCGAACGAAGCGATCCATACGAACGTGATCGGAGCGGCTAATTTAGCGATGATCTGCCGTGAACTGGGCATTCGATTGGTCTACCTATCCACCGACTACATTTACAAAGGAGATCGAGGAAACTACAAGGAAACGGACGAAATACTCCCTTTTAACCTGTATTCCTGGTTAAAATTGGGCGGAGAATGTTCTACCCGAGCCGTGAAGAACCATTTAATCATTCGCACTAGTTTTGGTAAGAACCATTTTGAATACAAAGAGAGCTTTACGGATAAATGGAGTTCTAAGGATTACGTAAACAAAGTCGCTCCGTTAATCTACGAGGCGGCTATTAGTCCGTTAACTGGGGTGCTCAACTTAGGCACGGAACGCAAAACACTCTATAAGCATGCCAAAGAACGCAACGCCAACGTCACAGGCGTGAAGATTGCCGATACGAATTATTTTACCCCTTACGATACCTCTTTAAACCTTCAGAAATGGCAGAACTACAAAGAAGCCACCCCTGTATGTAGGACGCACTCTAATTGTAGATTCTGCGGATCTGATGATTTAATTAAGTACCTAGATTTAGGCTTGATGCCATTGGCGAACAACCTGGAACCAACATCAGAACTCGCTAAGAACACGGAACGTTTTCCATTGCAAGTGATGTTTTGTGAATCTTGTTCGGCTTCTCAACTTTCGGTCGTGGTCGATCCTGAAAAACTATTCAGCTATTATACCTACCGTTCCTCGATCAATGCGGGATACGTGAAGCATTGCAGGCAAATGGCCAAAGACCTGCAACAGAAATATAACTTAAACGAAGAAAGTTTTCATATTGATATAGCTGGGAATGACGGAGCGCTCTTAAAAGAGTTCAAAGAAGAGATCGGCTTAGAAGTATTGAACATCGATCCGGCTAAGAATCTATGCGCAATAGCAGAGAAAGAAGGGATTCCAAGTATTCCCGAGTTTCTAACGTTAGATACGGCCAAAGGAGTAAATACGATTCATGGCAAGTCGGACTTAGTGACGGCCACCAATGTGTTTGCGCACGTGGACAATGTGAAGGACTTTTTGCTCTCCTGTAAAGAGCTCATCAACGAAAACGGGGTAATTGTCTTAGAGTTCCCCTACTTGATTGACTTCATCGAAAACAACGAATTCGATACGGTCTATTTTGAGCATTTATCGTATTTGAACATTATCCCGATAGATAATTTGTGTACGGATATAGGATTAAAAATTATTGACGTGGAAAAACAAAACATTCACGGCGGAACATTGAGAGTATCCATCTCAAATGAAACTTCAATCCACATTCCTACTGTAGCTGTATTTGATTTGGTTCAAGATGAACTAGCAGAAGGATATTTGTTGTATGATAAGTATTCTAACTGGTCAAAACAAGTCGATAAAACCATAGAATCATTTGCCTTAAACATCCTGGACTTAAAACGCAAAGGATACAAGATCGCCGCCTTTGCAGCCTCAGCCAAAGGCAATACATTACTAAACTCCGCTTCGATCAACACGGACATCATTGATTACATCGTGGACGAAACGCCGGAGAAGATCGGCAAGTTCTCTCCAGGTACAGGCATTCCGATTGTGAACAAAAACAGATTGGTGAGCGATCCACCTGATTATTTAGTGATCCTATCCTGGAACTTTAAAGAGGAAATCATGGAGAAACTAAAACCGATTTATTCAGGTAAATACATCATCCCTATTCCTTCATTTCAAATACTAGATTAATGAGTTTAGAAGAATTAGCAGCGAAACACTTTCCGTTCAATACGACATGCCCGCACAAGCGTAAGAAAATAATTTACCAGCGGGAGTCCCTTGTTAATGATTTGAAAGATTGGTACATTAGAGCACATATTGATACTACAAGTTTAAATAGGGAAGTATCAGTTAAATACGTACCCAAACAGGAAGAAAAATGATCACCGATTATTTAGAGATAATCCCACTGGCTACCGCAAAGAATTATTTGCGTATCGAAGATTCACTGACCGCCGACGACGAGCTGATTGAATCGATGATCGAAGCGGCGCTGCAATACGTGGAGACGTACACCAATCATATTTTGGTGGAACAGAACAAGACCTATTACGGGCCTAACGACCCCTGGTTTTGCGCTTCGAACGTGTACGACGTGTACGATTATCCGATTGTTTCGGTCGTTGATCCGATCGATCCAGAAACCTATACTTCCAAAACGTTCAACACGAAAACCAGGTACAACACCCAAGCCGAATCAATCGAATTGAATTTAGGGTATGAAGCAGTTAGCGACATTCCGCAAGCCTTCATCCAGTCGTCTTTAGCGATCCTGCAAGTCTGGTATTACAACTCGGAGCAACAACAAAGTACGGCATTAGTGCCTAAATCGGTGCAGTTTGCCTTAAATCCGTTCAGACGTTTTCCTTTATTCTAAGATATGTTAGCACGCGAGTATAACAAGCGGATAGCGGTCTACCAGGTAGAAAGTCTTCCCGACGGATACGGAGGCAATACAGTCGTAAAAACCATCTTAGCGGAAAGCTGGGCGAAGCTCGTTAATTCTTCGAGTTCTTTGCAACAGCGGGCCACCACCTTGGGGATTACGGATCTATATGAACCTTTGCTCTTTAAATTACGCTTTAGAAACGATTTGCCCTACAACGGTAGGAACCTCTATTTAAGCTACCAAGGGAAGGAATACGTCATCAAATCAATTACCGACCTGAACGAAATGCACCGGGAGATTGAAATCCTGTGTACGAAGACCATTCCGGAAACAGTGCCTTTAATCAGTATGACCACATGAAAGTACAGGGCGTGGATAAATTACTGAGGCAGCTGGAAGCTTTCGGCAAGGACGGAGCGAAAGTGGCCGCGGGCGAAACGGAAGCCGCGGCACGGGATATTTCAGCTACTGCAGTTAGGAACGCGCCTGCCAATTTCGGCAAATTGAGACAAAGTATACAGCCGGAGAAAATCACCAAGCTCACTTGGGAAGTGCAGGCCATGGCCGCCTATTCGGGCTACGTGGAATTTGGCACGGGGGCTAAAGTCAGCGTCCCGAAAGAAATGCAGGAACAAGCCCAAGCGATCAGGAACCAAAGCAAGGGAAATATAGACGACGCCTTGGACTCGATCAAAGATTGGTGCAGAAGCAAAGGCATTGACGAGCGGGCCGCTTGGCCGATATTAATGTCGATACTCGACGAAGGTTTACGGCCGCGTCCGTATTTATGGCCAGCCTTCAAAGTGGGATCAGAAAAATTTGTAAAGAATTTGAATAACTCAATTGATATATTAACCAAAAAACTTAATTCAGCAAAATAGATATGGATGAAATTTGGAAGGATATAGCAGGAAGTGAAGGAATATATCAAGTAAGCAATAAAGGCCGAGTTAAAAGCCTTGAAAGAACCATTGCGAACAACTCAGGGTTTCAGACGTTGCCTGAAAAGATATTAAAACAATATTTGTCTAAAGCGAGGCGGTATCCGTTTCTTATTTTAAGAATAAATAATAAATCAGTTAACAGATACATTCACAGACTAGTGGCAGAAGCCTTTATAGGACAATCTGAACTACAAGTCAATCATATTAACGGAACAAAACAAGACAATCGTCCTGAAAACCTTGAATATGTATCAAACAGGGAAAACAATACCCACAGATTCAAAAAAGAAGGTCATTTAACAGGCGCACATTTTAACAAAACTGTGAACAAGTGGCAGTCGTCTATAAAGATCAATAAAAAAAGCCTAGCATTAGGGTATTTTGATTCTCAGGAAGAAGCTCATAAGGCGTATAAAAAGGCTTGTATTGATCATGGTGTAACCAATAAATACATTTCAGATGCAAGGTAACCCGAATAAATATTTGCGCAGTGCATTCTTTACCGTGTTGAACAACATCACGGTTTCGGGGAATGTGATTCCTTGTTTTGACGAGCGCGTTACCGGAATCACCGTACCGAAGCATTACATCTTACTTTCCACCCAAACCAAGCGCCAAAACAAGTACACCAAATGCGCGGACCGATGGAACGTGGACATCTTGATTGACATCGTGACCACCTATCCGGCGACTGGCAACACGGGCTCTAAATTACTGGCCGATGATATTGAGGAGCAAGTAATTAATCTGGAAGAAACTATAATTTTATCAGGAGGTTATAAAATTAACCAAAGAGAATTAGTATCTTCGGATAGTCTTGTCACAATCGGCACAACAACAAATGTATTTAGACAACTCATACGGTTTCAATATTTCTTAACTCAATAAATAAATGGCACAAGAAGAATACTTAAAAGGCAAAGACGTCCTACTCTACAAGTACAACGTCATCGACGAAGATTGGGAGCCGGTAGCCTGTGCTACGAGCAACACCTTCGGGGTAACCACCAATTTCATCGAATCGATCACCAAATGCGACACGGCAACGCGGGTCCTTCCGACGTTCAATACCGTAAGCGCAAGTGTAGACTTAATCATCTCTACGGTGGCCTCGAACCAAACGGGCAAGGTCTACTACAACGATTTGAGAGATCAGCAACGTTTGAACGAGAAGACCTGGTTTGCGTTCCTTTCGGACGAAGTGACGAACAAAACGATTGAAGAATACTTTGAGGCCTACATTGAAAGTATCGACGTGACCGCCGAACGCGAATCGAACGTAGAAGCCTCGGTATCATTCCGTGTCGACGGCGATTCAAGTTCAACTGATCCATTTGCAACGACCTAATTTATGGCGATACATACAATAAAAACAGCGGATAGGGATTACGTGCTGAATTTCAACAGTTATGCGGTGATGCAGGCTTTTCGCAAATACGGCGCAGAAGGGTTAGCTACTGTTACTAAAAACGACCTGAATTTTGATATGATTAGTTGGGGACTATCGAAAAACGGCAACGTAACCGTTTTAGATTCGGAAGTCTATCAATTTATTGATGAGGTTGGCGGCGTGTTTGGTGAGGTGTTCGGGACGGAGATCTACGGCTATGTATTGGAAGCCTTCAACATCCCCTCTACCGAGTCAAAAAAAAAGGAAGAAGAAGCGTAAGTTTTAACTTTGATAAAGAAATCTTCGGATGTTGTATCGCTGAACTAGGGATGTCAATATCCGATTTTTTTTTATGTTCGTTTCAGGAACTCATCATCTTAATAGAGGTGTATCGAAGCAAAGAGAAGAAACAATGGGAACATACCCGGATGATCGCGTACTGCAACATGGTCAGTAACTGGCAGAACCCGAAACGACGGCCGCCGAGTTTGGAGCGGTACATGCGCTTAGACGTGGACCGGGAAACTTCGGAGGACTACGCAGAAGAACGGATGAAACGGCTGGAAGAATTGCAGGCAATGTATGTAATGAAAGTACAACGTAAAAAAGAACTACTGAACTAATGGCAGCAGAAATAAAAGTAGGTATCGGGGCGGACGTGAAAGGACTGGAAAAAGGACTTGCGACCGCTGAAAAAGACATCAAGGCGTTTGACGTGGCAGCGACTAAATCGCTGCAGAACTTTGAAAAGCAGGCGATCAAGTCCACAAAAGCGGTCGGCGTCAATTTTCAGGGCACGTCTAGAGTCTTATCGGATGCCGCTTTCGGTCCGGGTGCGATTGCCAACAACTTAGAGGCTTTAGGCCGTGAGTTTGGGGACTTATCCCGCGCAGCGAAAGAGTCTGGGCAATCGATTGGTAAAACGTTGATCCAATCGCTGGCAGGCGGAGGCGGGTTGAACTTAGCATTGGGCGGGCTAACGCTGGCCTTATCCTTAGCGTCCTTTGGCATGGGGGCATGGACGCGCGCTTTTGGAACGAATAAGAAAGCCGTAGACGACACGAAGAAGTCAACCGAAGATTACATTAAGAGTCTGTCGCAAATCGAACAGGCGCAGTTAAAAGGGGCGCAAAACGCACAGGAAGAATTAGCTGGACTACGTGTTTTGTTTGCAGCCTATCAGGACGGCAATCAGCCGTTAAAAGAGCGCAGAGAAGCCTACAGACAACTGCAGGACAAGTATCCGGCTTACTTTGCCAATCTGCAGTTTGAAGAAGGCGCAGCCACGAAGACCAAAGACGCCTACAACCAACTAACCTCGGCGATTCTTTCTACCGCACGAGCAAGGGCGGCAGAAGCCTTGATCGCTAAGAATTCCGCGACGCAGTTAGAAAATGAACAAAAGATTCTGGACATTGAACGGAACCGAATCCCGCTAATCAAACAAGGGGCCGAACTGCAAAAGAAACTCACTAGTTTACAAAAAGACACTTCTGGATCAGAAGCCCGTGCTGCGATTGCCGAACGGGTAGCGCGTCAGCTATTAGACATTCAGAACCAGATTGCCCTCAGCATCCAGTCGACGAACGAACTAAAACTTCAAAACAATCGTTTAACGGACGAGAACATTCGCCTAGAAAAAGAAGCGGTGAAGAACGTGGTGAACGAGGTGAAGGAGACGGAGAAGGTAAAAAAAGTTCGTCAAGAAATCATTAAAGACCGCGAAAAAGAACTGAAAGGAGGCTTCAGTATTCAGGATCAAGTCTTCATCAAAGGGTTTAAAACGCCGCCGATCGATACTTCTTCTTTGCAAATCGCAAACGATCAGATCGCCAACCACTTTCGGGAGATGAAGGCGAAGTTTCAACTGGCATCCAATGATTTAGCGGTTCAGAATCAAATCATATCACAAGGCTTTCAGGATGCTTTTGCTGGACTCGGAGAAGCTTTAGGTAACGCTTTAGCCCAAGGAGAAAACCCAATCAAGGCCGCAGGCGCGGCGATACTCGGCGCCATAGGCGGCGTATTAGTGCAGTTTGGCAAAATGACCATCGCGGCGGGGATCGCTTCGACCGCGCTAGCGACCGCCTTAAAGAATCCATTTAACCCCGCTTCTGGCGTCGCGGCGATCGCTGCAGGGATTGGACTGGTCGCGATTGGTTCAGCCGTGAAAGCCTTTGCAGGCGGGCTCGGCAAAAGTGCTTCCGGATCATCAGGCGGAAATACTGGAGGCGGATCATTTAATCCGGGCGTTTCAAGTGGATTCAATCCGGCAGCTCCCGCAACAGGAGGAGGATCGTTTCAAACCGTCTTCATTCCGTCCATGACACTGAAGGGCAATGACATTGTTGTTGCTTTCAATAGAACAAACGCTTTAAACAACAGAACAGGTAGATAATGGCATCATGGATCATCGATCAATTTAAAGTTAAACCGAGCGGATTCTTAGCTGATTGGCGCTGGGCTAGGGTGTTGACGGATGAGAACGGAAACATATCCACTCAACCCGTACCTGGAGAGCCGTTTCCTAATTTGTGCATCTCGCAATACAACAAAAAAGACCGCAGGTATGCCAACGATCAATTGATTACGGAGTACTGCAACCTGGATACGTTTACCAACTACCGTATTTATGCACAGGATTGTGCTCCGTTTGCCTATGCGCAGACGGATTTGAACGCGACGCAATGTGGATTTTCACCGACTCCGGTACCTAATCCATTACCGACTCCCGCCGATCCTCCTAACCCGTTTGGAACCTTGCATTACAACCCATACAAATACACGGAGTTCTGCAACAATAAAGGAGAAACCATTCGGCTAGATATTTTAAAGAAATTCCAGTTCACGCAGCCGCAAACGGTATTGAAAGTGGATTCCTTTCTCAAGCCGAACCCATTCGGGCCGCTGCGAACGATTGAGGTATTTGTAGACCGGTTAGCCCACACCGTATTTTTTACGGGACAAGCACAGAACGATTTGAACACCAACAGAACCTATGATCCCGACGAGTTGATAACCGAAATCTGCGACTTTGATACGGGCTTTAACCTGAAAATCTATGCGCAAACCGATTCGCCTTTCGCCTACATCGTGGAAGAAGCGGCGGCCGTTCAGTGCGCGCTACCTACGCCACCCGAACCCGAATACGTGGAAAATTGGGGGGAAGATCCAATTCTTTTAAGTTATAAAGGATCAGACAGCAAAGTAGAAACCACGGCTCCTGTTGAATGTATTATTAACCTTTTGTGCACCGAAAACTTCTCGCTGGAAGAGTTCTACACGAACGACGAACGGGAATTTCAGGTTCGTGTCACTCGTGAAGGAGAGTTACTGTTTGCGGGTTACATCATTCCTGATAGCTGTCAAGAGCCGTTTGCTCCGACTCCTTACGAAGTAACGATCAGGGCCACTGACGGATTAGGAGCCTTAAAAAACATTACCTACACACTTCCATCAGGATCTAGAGTAGATGTTAAGCAAAGCTTCTTAAACATCGTGGCGTTTGCCTTAGCTCCTACGAATCTGAATCTTAACATCAGAACGATCTCTAACGTCTATGAAACGGTGATGAACAACGCCGCCGATGACGACCCCTTAACGCAAGCCTCCGTGAACCCCTTACGATTCACCGGGGAAAACGGGAACTTGTTTGACTGCTTTAAGGTATTAGAAGAAGTATGTAAGCTGTTTAAGGCCCGTATTCAACAGGTAAATGGGGAGTGGGTATTTGTTAGAGTGGATGAACTAGCAAAAGACGTAGCTAGGACTAGACTATACAATAACAAAGCCTTTTTCTTACGGGCTGAATCCATCAATCCTATACGAGTGATTGAAAACATGGACGGCACTGATACTATACCGGTATCAATGGATCAGCACACGCTCATCGGTAACGCCTACAAGCGGGCATCGGTCTTGACGGAATATGGGAAAACGCCCTCGATCATCTTTAACGGAGACTTTGAACAATGGGACGGGCAAAACTTTTTGTTCTGGACGAAGTTTGGGGCTATGCAAGTAGACCGTAGGCTCAAGACCGTTAGCGGAGTAGGAGGCGCACAGATACCAGTAGAAGACTATACGTGTTTGTTTGAAGAACGGGCGCAAGCAGACCGCTGGTTACAGGCGAATGATATTTTTGTATTGCAGGGCGATTCGGTGAGGTTAACGTTTAACCACAGTCCTCTGTTTGCCTTTGCAGCCATTAAGATTCGCGTCAAGGTAGGGCAATACTACTTGACCAATTCAGTAAACGGAACTGACTTTTCTTGGGTAACGTCATTAGCCACTTGTGTAATATCATTGCCTATCCCGTCTGTATTCAATTCGCCCTCTAGAAGTAACATTAATTTCACGATGCCAGACGCTCCTGAATCTGGCGTAATGGTTTTACAGTTCTTTGGGCCTCAGCAATACACGGTTAGTTTTTTAGCGAACGGGAATGCAGTATATACGGAAAACAGTGATTACAACCCGTTTGATATTGACAATGTGCTGATTTCAAAACAATCTAAACTCGACGATAAACTTCATGATGGGTATTTGCATGTTTCTTCTCAACTCGGATTCTATACCCAAAAACCAGAACCTATAAAAGTACTTTTTGGAGATTATAAGAATGAAAACACGACATTTTTAGGTGTTGATTTTCAAATCAACTTTGGTTCAAATCAGTCTTTTGGCGCTCCGATCTTAACAGGAGGGGCAACAAACACCCAAACTCCGTCAACTTCAGTGTTATTAAACAACCTTTGGGCCATTTACACCAAAGACGGATCTTATAGTTCGGCCTGGTACGAATATGGAACGACTTCCGGGCGCTTGCCAATAGGGTTATTATTAGCCAAAGGGATATTAAAAAGCTATCAAAAGCCGTTCCGGTACTTATCAGGAACGTTCTTGAGTGATAATGCGAACTTCTTAAACACCTTTCACACTGAACTGGCCTGTATCCCTGAGTTCAATAAAAAGATATTCGCGTTGTTGTCGTGTGATTTTGGACTGAAGTCTAACAAACTAATGTCAGTGAACATGGTGGAAATATTTGATCGGTACGTTAAATCAACGGACGCAAGCATCCCTCATTATCCGGGGGACGTGGAGCCGCCGATCTCTCAGAATCCGAACACCCCGCCGACTATACCGGCACAAGGCATATTTACAGACGAATTTACAGAACAATTCTTATAAGAATTTTTGATAACTTTAAAGCATGGCAGGAACTAACTACAGCGACGATAAAGCGGCATACAACGCAGCGATTAACACCGATATAACTACTCAGGTCGATCCGAATACAATCAGTCCTGACATCGTAGGCTCCGGCTATACGGATTTGGCTGATTTACTAGAGCCGTACATTAACCGGATTAATAATAACGCGCTATTGTTCGGAACGGATGTTCCGGACCCCTCGCAAGGGCAAGATTTAGATATTTATTATCGTCAAACCAACCCTATTGAAATATACCGGAAAGTATCCGGGGCTTGGATTTTGCAGGGATCGATCCCGATAGATTTTACGTTGCCCGAAGGTAATTTGACGGTACGCACTTCGATAAGCGGGTTTGTTGTAACAGCTACAAAAGGAGGATGGGTCATTGCAAACGTGGTCTATCAAAAAGCCTCGCAAACGATGCTGAGTGTGGATGCTGCGGATTTGAACTTTGGGCGTATTGACAATATTTATGCCAATACCTCTAGTAATATACTTTATCAGGTCGGTATTGCTAGCGCCACCCCTGCGGCTCCTACAC